TTAAAGACCCTCGTTGATGTCGGCTTCAAAAACGTCCGCGGCGGCGCTTTCTTTGCCCGAAACAGCGTCAAGCCTCCTGTTTTTTAAGTCACGCAGCTTGCCGCGCGACAATGATGGTTTGCGGCCGGGCTTGTATTTTTCATTGTATTGCCACGGATAATTTCTTTCTTTTATAGGCTTTGGCTTTTTGTTGCGCGGACCATGAAAATAAAAGGCGTCCTTTCGCATGAAGTAATATAAAATTACAGTCGCCATTGTAGCTATCGAAAACAAAAAAGCCGCTACAATAAATATATCGGCCAGCAAAGCGACCCTGACGACATCGGGCAGGCTTTGGTCAGGCACCGGCTTGATTTTCCACAGGTACGCCAAGGAGCAAATCACGACCCTAAGCCCGAAGTATGTCAAAACGCCGTAAAACGCATACCCGGAGTATGTCACAAGCCCTATCTGAGTTATGATGTTGACGGCGGTTTGAACAAGCTTTACGGCGATATACGCATAAATCGCATAGCGAAAGGGCGATGAAACAAGATATTCGTCCCCAATCAAGTGCCTGAAGAAAAAATAAAAAGTGCAGATAAGATCCACAGGAAGAACAAACAACCGAACAAAGTTGTGAAACCTCATGGGCGGCATATAAAAATTGCTCATAAAAACCTCACTGTCAGCTGAATTGAAATTGCCGCACGGCGGCACATCTTAAAATATAGTGTGGATATAGCCTGTCCGAAAATTGAGCATGATTCTCTGTATTTAGAAAACGAGGTAAAAGGCGGCGAATGAATCAGCTTGCCCGACGCGTCCGTAAAACTGCGGCGGCGCCGACTTTTGCGTTAAATGCCCAAAACGATTTTGAGTGCTATTTTATGTCGTCGAAAATGCTGGGTGAGTCATCGTGTGAGTCGCTCTCGGGTGTGTCGCTTTCGGACATAAAAGCAAGCCTTTGTTTTGTTATGTCTTCTTCTTCTTTCCGAGACATCCTTACGCCGCGGCCCGGCTTGTATTTTTCCGCGGCGTCCCAGGGATTATTTTTCTTCTTTTTCTCGATTGAATTCTCCTTAAAGTCGAAAACAAACTTGCGCTTCATGTAGTAAAAAACCATAAGCAGGCTGATAAACATCCCGCACATGACACCGATTCGCGCCCATGTGTTAAAAACTTTTATGGTTTGCGCTGTTATTGCCGCCTTTGATATAAAAAAGTTCTCGTTGCTGTATTGAATGCTGTCGTCAATTATTTTCATTACGAAGTTTTCGTCAAACACATAAGAAATCGTAAAAAAGCTGTTGACCGCGATGAAAAGCCTAAAATATAAAAAAGAGTAATAGGAATAGCCTGACAACTTCACAAACCCTATCTGTGTGATTACGTTTGTCAGCAGGATGGCCGACGAAATCAGAAAGTATGCGGCGACAAAGACCGAACCCTTGCTGACCGCAAGCTCTCCGCTGTTCTTTATCATCCCGACCATCTCAACAGCAACGGCAATCAGGGAAACAGGCAGAAGAAAAAACTGGTTAAACCTGTGAAACTTCATTGGGACATCGTAATTGTTCACTTTAATACCTCCTCAAATATTAAAATAACACTGTGTCGTATATTTTGCAAAAGCTACCCGGAGCGCCAAAACTTTCTGTCAAGACTCCTGTATTGGATTGCCTCGGAGATATGCTTTGTTTCTATTGTCTCCGAGCCGTCAAGATCCGCGGCGGTGCGCGCGACGCGCAAAATCTTGTCATATGCCCTTGCGGACAGACCAAGGCTTGAAAATGCCTTTTCAAGCACAACAACAGCCTGCGCCGACAGGCGGCAGAAGCTTTTTGTCGTGGCGGGGTCCATCCGCGCGTTGCACGTGATTCCGGTGCCGTCAAACCTTTTTTGCTGGATAAGGCGGGCATTATTAACACGCTCCCGTATGTCGGAGGAGCGTTCGCTTTCGCCGTTTCCCGAAAGCTTGTCAAAGTCGACGGGCGGAACCTCTATGTGTATGTCAAGCCTGTCAAGCAAAGGCCCCGAAACCTTGTCAAGATATCGCGCCGCCGCTCCCTTCGGGCAAGTGCATTTTTTGGCGGGATGACCAAAGTAACCGCACGGGCAAGGATTCATGGCGCAAACGAGCATCACCGAGCAGGGGAACGACAGTGTGCCCGCCACGCGGGAAATCGTAATCATCCCGTCCTCCACAGGCTGGCGGAGGATTTCCATCGCGTTGCGCGAAAATTCCGGCAGCTCGTCAAGAAAAAGCACGCCGTTGTTTGCGAGCGACAATTCACCCGGCTTCGGAACAGAGCCGCCGCCGGAAAGCCCCGCGGGCGAAATGGTGTGGTGCGGGCAGCGAAACGGTCTTTGGCGGATGAGCCTTGTGTTGTCGGACAAAGCCCCGGCTATCGAATATATCTTTGTCGTCTCAAGGCTTTCTTCAAAGGTCATGTCCGGGAGTATGGAGGGCAGGCGCTTTGCGAGCATACTTTTGCCCGAGCCGGGAGGGCCTATCATCATGATGTTATGTCCGCCGGCGGCCGCGACTTCAAGAGCGCGCCGCGCCTCAAGCTGTCCCTTCACATCGGAAAAGTCAAGGCATCGCCGCTGCGGCTCCGCGGGAAATGACGACGGTTCGACACACGAAAGCTGTGATCTTCCTGTCAAATGCTCTATTATTTCCATGGCGCTTGCGGCGGCATAAACGTTGATACCGCTTACAACCGAGCTTTCCGCGGCGTTTTGCGTCGGCACAAAAATACTGCGCATACCGGCGGCGCGCGCCGCCATAACCATCGGCAGCGCTCCGTTTATCTTTCGCAAGGAGCCGTCAAGCGAAAGCTCGCCGATAAAGGCAAGACCGTCATGCTCAAATGTGATTTGCCGCGACGCGACAAGCAAGGAAAGCAGCATCGGCAGGTCATAAACGGAGCCTTCCTTGCGTACGTCGGCCGGCGCAAGATTGACAGTTATCCTGCCTGTGGGGAAGTCAAAACCGCAGTTTTTGACGGCGGAGCGAACACGGTTACGGGATTCGGAGACAGATTTGTCAGGCAGACCGACTATGTCAAACTGCGGAAGTCCGCCCGAGATGTCGGCCTCAACCTCGACAGGGTATGCCTCCATACCCAAAAGCCCCGTGCTGTGTATTTTTGAAAACATCCGTCGTCCCCCAAAGAGATAAGTCAGTTAAAACTAATTGCGATACACAACTAATAATACCATAAAAAAACGAATAAGTCTATCACATTTCAGGCGATTATTCATCTCTTGATTATTTTCTTAACCAGAACTTTATTGAGCATGACACTTCACCTTTAATTGCAACAAGGGAAAAGGGTTTTGATTTGCAAGCTCAAGAAAAACAGCAAGAGGATATTTTTGTTGACATTCAAACAATCATTTGATATAATTTTTTTTGTTGGAATCTGCGGGTATGGCGGAATTGGCAGACGCGTTAGATTCAGGTTCTAATGGTCGCAAGGCTGTGCAGGTTCAAGTCCTGTTACCCGCACCAAATCAGTTAAGGCAATTGATACAATCGTATCAGTTGCCTTAACGTTTTTTTATGCCCGAAAAAGGCTGTAATATTGGGGTTTTCATCAAATCAATGCACCCGCTATGGTCTACGTACCACAATATATAGTGCTAATCAGAGTTTGTATTGCCATTTTACCACCGCCATATGTGCTTCAATTCGTTTTTTGACTTGGCTATCGTTTTTTGATTAGTTTACCATAGAGCGCCCTCGATTCAACCAATGTAAATAGTTACAGCATTTCAGTAACCTCGGTGCCGTTCTTGAAGGCAAAAACAATTCTGCCGTCCTCGTGGACAGCAACATGATCTACCAGCGCATTCCATGTTTCTTCCTTGAACACCATCGGCAGGTCGTACAGTTCGCCCAGCTCGAACAGGAAACCGCTCAGAATATCGCCCTTTAGCTCCTGCAACTGACGCTGTTCCCGTAAAACTCCCAGACGATTTTTTGCTTTGTCGTAGCGGTCAACGTAGCTGTCGTAGCGGTTTCGGTACTCCGTCTGGTCAAGCGTGGTGCTGGCGTTCTCGTCTACCAGCTTTTGTACTAGCGCGGAAAGAACCTCAATCTCACTGGATATTTCAGCAACCTCTTTGTCGATGGCACCGAAATCCGTGAAAGCCGTATGCAGTACTCTGCCGTCCTTAATGAGAGCCTCGCGGTCAATCATCAATTCGCTGACCGCCTTAAATCAAAATCGATCTTGTATGTCAAATTACCGTATTGGTTGACGGTAACATCAAACGCCTGAATCATAGCTTGCTCCGCAAGTCTGGTATTGCCGCGAAACAAGAGCGCCGCCTCGTAATCATCCGGGAAGTCCTCCATACGGAGGTCTTTGGCATCCACGAAAATTTCATAGCGGTCAAGTCCGACACCGCCGCCGGTGGTGACAAAGGTGCGTTCCACGCCTTCGCCTTCGCCGCCCACAAGGGCGGTATTGGCAAAACTCAGAAGGCTCTCGGTAAAAATCTGTCCTATGATATTTTCGTATTCTTTGGAAAAGATCGCTTGCGATGCCGAACCGGCATACAACTGAACGGTAAACAGCTTTGCGACAGGATCGAAGGCTGTTTTTATACCGACATCGGCGGCATCACATAGGTTTGTGACAGTGTCCATCAGATTGCGGAAGGAAATCTGTGTGCTGACGGGAACATCCATGCTTTCCGGCGTATAAACGACACCATTGATTTTTCTTTCCAAATTAACCGGCGCAATCAGGTGGTTATTTAAAAGCTGTAACACTGCCGCCGATAAATCGCCGGTGAGGATTTCCGTTCCCCATACGATTCGCCTGGATAACAGGGATGTTGCAAACCGCCCGATGACGGTGATATACTCCTGCTCCTGCAAAGTCATTTCCAAATATTCGATAATTCCTGCTTCCGCATCGTCGTTCTTCCACAGGATGTTGCCAATTTTCAAAAGCGCGATGTTTTCGTCCGAAGCGATGGCTTTGAGTTCAAAACTGCCGCATTTTGTGTATTGCCGCGTCCAGCGCAGATACTCATAGGATTCCACCAGCCCCGCAAGTTCCCGGTTGTTATTAAAAAGATACAGTTCCATACCCTACACCCCCAAAAACTGCGGGCGGTAATGGATGATGACCTCCAGTAAATCCATTTGTTCCTCCGCATCATAGCGAAGCACATTTTTGCCCACTGACAGCTGTAAAAAAGTTGATCCGACGTCGATCAGGCTGAAAGCGTTTGTTTCTGTTGTGCCAAGGACACTGGTCACTTTTTTTCCTGCGAAATGGGTATACACTAAAATTTCCTGCCCGGCAGACATTGCGGTGTTGATGCGGATAAACTCGCCCGTGTCCACATTCATCAGTTCAGGATTGACCACCGAACCCAATGCCCTGAATGTAATCACACAGCCGCAAGGGACATCACCCTCGTTTTCGATGGTGATGATTTGGCTGGGCTGGCGGATACCGAGTTCAATGCCCAGTTCTGTAATTTCCAGAGGAAACGAGAAGTTATCCTCCCATGAAGCCAGTTCTGTACGGGTCGCCTCCAGAGGTTCAAAAAACGGAGAAGGACACAATAAGCTGATGAAAAAGGATGGCGCTCTGGTGATACTTCCCGCCGAGAACGCCGCCTCCTCCACAATGCAGGAAATCTGGCGGTTACGGTAAATCAGTGTTCCGCGCAGCTTGGGCGTGAAGATACGCAGAAGCTGGCGGCGGTAAGCAAAGGTGCTGTCGACATTGGTGGCGAGAATCGTTCCCTCAATGGTGATGTTCCGCATATCCAGCGTCGAGGAGATATAGAAGGCTCCGTCCTGTTCGGGCGCTTGGAAGGTGTTGATCGTCTGCCGTATACGTCCTACGCCGTCCAGCTTTGTAATAAATAAGGGTTTCACTTGACGGAGCGTGACGGTTGCGCCGTTTTGATTGGTATATATCAGTTCCATAAGCTACACCCCCAATGCTAGTTTTCTGGATAGATTGCAGAATTCCCGCGCGGCTTCCTTTTCCGAGAGCGCTTTCGGCGAGGTGATGGAGATACTCTGATGGATGATCGCACCTGCCGGATATACACCTGTGCCATTCACCCCTACGGTCATGCCGCCGAGGTTCGTGGGAATCGCGCTTTGCATATCCCGGCTGACTTGTTCCATTGCCTGTTCAAAGCCCACGCCGATGCCTTCGCCCATGTTCTGCCCGATCCCCGCGAAGAGTTCTGAGGGCGAATGAATGCCGAAAAAGTTCTTGATTTTGTCGACCACGCCGCCGAAAAAGCCGGAGATTTTGCTCCACAGCCACGCACCCGCATCGGAAATACCCTGCCACAAGCCCTTGATGAGGTTGCCGCCGACTTTTGCCATTTCACCGATTGAGCCGGTGAAGCCTTTGACCAGAGCCGTGATAATCTGCGGTACTGCTTTCACAACCTCCACAATAATCGTCGGCAGATTCTCAATCAGTAACACGAGCAGCTGCACACCGGCAAGAATAATCTTGTCGATGTTCCCAATGATGGCGCTGACCAGCGAGGTCACGATTTTCGGGATCGCAGTTACAACAGTGGAAATAATCTGCGGGAGCGCTTGAATCAAAGCCACCAGCAGCTTTACGCCGGACTGGGTAATCAGCGGAATCGCCCCGATGACGGCATTGATAATATTGTCAATGATTTTTGGAATCGCCTTGACCACGGTGTCGATGATGATCGGCAGCGCGGTAATCAGCGAGGTCAGAAGCCGGATGCCCGCCTCGATAATCCGAGGAATTGAGCCGATGAGGAAATCTACCAGCGCGGCTATGACTTCCGGCAAAGCCTCAATTAAAACGGGAATGGCGTTCAGGATGCCGTCCGCCAGCCCTATGACCAGCTGGAGCGCCGCGTCCAGTATGAGGGGCAGATTTTCCAGCAAGCCCTGCACAATTTGCATGACCGCCGACACCGCCGCTGGAATCAGCTGGGGCAATCCCGATCCGATGCCATTTACGAGTGCGGTCACCAGTTGTACCGCCGCATTGATTAACAGCGGGAGATTGTCAATCAGCGCCCCGACGATTGTCATAACCGCATCCACCGCAGCGGGGATGAGTTTCGGCAGGAGATTCAGGATGGTCTGCAGCACCTGTGTGAAAAGTTGCGTTACGACTTCGAGGAGCATGGGTAAAAGGTCGCCCACTGCTTGCAGGATCGCGCCCGTGGCTGTCGGCAGTGCCGCAACAATATTTTCAAGCACCGGCACGATGTTTTTAACCACTGACTGAAAAGCGTCCACAAGGTTCTGCGTCAGGTTGGTCATGTCGGCATTGGCATTGCCGAGTCCTGCCGTGAACGAACCGAGGGCTGCTTTTAACAAACCCAATGAGCCTGTGATGGTTTCGGTGGATTCCCGTGCGAAATTTCCCGCATATTGTTCTGTGTTCTCGAAAAACATCTGCATAGCGACTTCAGCTTTTTCGGCGTTGAAAGCTGATGCCCAAGTGAAGTCAAGTCCTTTAGAAAGAGCGTAGGCTTCGACGGTAGTGGCATTCATGGCAACCCCAAGGTTATCCATCATCGTAAAATTGCCCTTTGCCGCGCCGGACACGGAGTCCAGCGCCATCTGCATATCGATGCCCATGACGGAAGCCATGTCTGCCGCTCGTTGCATTGCCTTTTCCGTTAGTTCCAAAGATTTTTGCTGTTCAATACCCGAACCCTGAAACAAAGCGCCCATTTTGTTCGCGGTTGCAAGATATTGGCTTTGTGACACGCCAAGGTTTTTATAGGCTTCCTCCCCGGTTTTCTGGATGGAGGCGGCATAATTGCCGAACACAGCTTCCGAACCGCCAAGATTCTGCTCTAACTCACCGAATTGCTGAACGACTTCCTTGCCGAGTTTAATCGCCGCCGCACCTGCCGCGACAGCAACCGCACCCATCGCCACACCGATTCCTTTCAGAACGCCGCCCAGCTTCTCAAATTTTGAGCCGGACTTTTCGGCTTCATCGCCCGTTTCCGTGAGTTGCTCACCGAGATCGTCCGCATCATCAGCAGATTCCTCAAGTTCGCGCTCCATGTCGTTCAGTTCCGCTTGCGTCTTATTCAACTGGATTTGCCAATTTTGTGTGCGGCGGTCATTTTCTCCGAAACTCTCGGAGGCATTCTCCAAAGCGGCGCGGAGCGTCTCTATTTTTTGTTTTTGTGAATCAATCTCTTTATTGAGGACGGCGTTCCGGGAAGTGAGGGCACTGGCGCTTTTGTCGTTTTTATCAAACTGGCTGGTGACCAGCGCCATTTCAGAGCCGAGGACTTTGAAGGACTGGTTGATGTCGGCGAGGGCTTTTTTGAAATCACGTTCGCCCTTGATGCCGATCCGTAAGCCAAAATCATCTGCCATGTGCGGTCACCTCCGATCTGCTCCATATTCTGATGAACAAATGTAACTTATTTATTAACAATCTCTTTTTAGTAGCTTTTATTGCCCTTTTTAGTGCAACTTTTGGCCGCTTTTTCCCTATTAGTGAAGGGACTTTTACGTCTCTATCATTTTAATAAGGGGAAATATGTATGAGCTATTATGTATACAAAACCTATCTATGGCCTCCGCCAAGAAGACTGCAAGAGATTCAAAAGGATTTAATTGAGTCTTTTCGACCACCAACACATGAAAGTTTAGATTACAAGAATTGGATTGCTGTGTTGGATTTAAAAACTTGCTTTATTTGCCGAGGAAATCATGGTAAAATATATGAAATGAATGAACTTCTGGATGATGAGCCACCCATTCACCCTAACTGCAGATGCGAAATAAAATCCATGGAAGCGGCAACTGCGGGCACTGCAACGCAGGACGGCATGAACGGCGCGGATGTCTCAGTAAAGAATACAGGAAAACTCCCGCCGAATTATATCACTAAGCAAGAAGCAAGAGACATGGGTTGGATTCCGCGTCACGGGAATTTACACAAAATTGCTCCAGGAAAGTTTATCGATGGTGGGATTTATCAAAACAAGGATGGACATCTTCCACAAACACCAGGTCGCGTCTGGTATGAAGCAGATATTAATTGTGACAGTGGGTTTCGAAATACGCATCGATTACTTTTTTCCAACGATGGCTTAATTTTCGCTACTTACGATCACTATACGACTTTTGTTCAAATAACATAGGAGGGAAAAATACGATGAATTTAATTAGAAATTTAGTTCCTAAAGAGCGTGTTCTTGATTTTTCAGAGTGTGAATATCTCGGCGAACTCCACCAAGTTCTTATGCAGGCATTGGAGTTGCCAGAATGGTACGGTCAGAATTTGAGCGCACTTTGGGACGTGGTAACAGGATATATGTATGTTCCGGCAGATATTACTATTATTTATAAGCCAAAGACAAAGAAATCTGAGGCTCTATCTTCTGAAATTAAAAAAATAGTCGAAGTTTTCCAAGATGCAAAGCAGGAGTTCAACGAAATCACGCTTAAAATTGAGATGTGAGTTTTCTTAATATCATAGTGGTACCACATCATCAATCGTCTGCTCCCGAGACGGCTTCTCCATTCCCAGAAACTGCTTGTGACAAGCCCATAAGTCCATAAATAAACCAAACGGCATCGTCCAGAATTCATCGGCAGAGAGCCGCATCTGTACAGTGCCGTAGTAGTACAGGCGCGTGAAAACCTCGGCAGTGGTCACGCGCCCGGCTGGTTTTTTGAGCCTTCATCGCCCTCGCTTACCACATTCCGTGCTGTTCCCTTGAACATGGCTTCGGTGATGGCGTTCTTATAGGATGCCAGTTCCAGCGGGGAGGTCAGCAATTCCACTTCCTCCTCGGTGAGCAGTTCCTTCGGCGCGTCCTTATGCTTGAGGTTGTAAATCAGGATGGACTGATTCGCCATCAGCGTAAGCAGCCAGACGATTTCGTCCAGTGCCATTTCAAAGTTTTCAGCTTTCATCAGCCGTTCACCGAGGTTTTCCAGCCCGCCGTAGCGGCTGGCGATGGCTTTGGTCGCCTTGGTGGTGAGAATCAGTTCATACTGCTCACCGCCGATGTTGACAAATGCGCTGCGTTCGTTTTCCATAATCAACCCTCCTCCGGCGGTTCAGGCGGTGTGGTGCCCCATACCGGCTCATATACCTCGCTGTACCAGCCTGAGATGGTTTCAGCAGACACACCGGCGTCGCCTTCCGTCACTTCCGCTTTCCACGGATGTTTTCCTGTACCGTCCGGCTTGTTGCGTCGCATGACCGTTCCTTCGATGGTCGGGGTCTGGAAGGTGATGGAATCACCTTTGGTCTGTAGGTTGGTCGCCGGTATGCCGAATTTTATCCGATACATCCAAAAATAGCGGTATCTGTTGTCAGGCTTAAGGGCGCGGAAGCCCACGGCAACAATAGCGCCGTCGTTTTCGCTTGCCGACACCAGAACGCCGTTGTCGTCGACAATTGCTCCGGTCAAGTCCTGCGCGGCGGCAGTGGCGATATCATCAATCCCCAGCGAGAGTGTGCCGGATTTGAAATCCTTAATCACATATGCGGTCGCGTCATCCGCATACAGCGTTGCCTCGGCAAGTTCAATAGACAAATCCGCTTTAATGGCTTTTGCCAGTGAAATCGGAACACCGTAGGTTTCCTCGCCGTTAGCATCCTCGGTGATTTTTGCATAGTAAAGTTTATCCATGCCAATGGTCGCCATTTTCAATCCTCCAATCGATATAATTTTGCCGTATCCACGGCGTAGTGGTGGTAGCCGGTATCGTCCTCATGGGCGATGTATTGCCGCCCCGTAATGGTGAAGCCTTTGTTCAGCAGGGCGTTCACCACTTTATTTTTCATACTCAGATAATTGCCCTTTGAATAAAGGGACAGGCGCACCTCCTGCGTTTCATATTCCGGCTGGTTGTCGCCGAACAGCGGAAAATCATCCGTCAGCGGAGTAATAACCGCATATTCATTCGGCGCTGTATCTGAAAACACCCCGGTTTCTACCCGGATCGGGATAGCGTCCAGCAAGGTGTTCAATTCCTGCAAAATATTCATAGGTTTTCGATTTCCTCCTCCAGCTTTGCCTTCATCGCCTCGATTGCTGGCTTCCGGCTGGCGGTTTTGGCGGGCTTAAGAAAAGGCTTCGGCGGCTGACCGTGCTTGCCGTATTCCAGAATATTGGCGATTTTGGCATTGCTGTCTCCGTCAGAGCGCGGCTCGGAAAAGCCGACCTTGACATTGAAATTCCCGTTCTTATCCATTTTGGCGGGAGTAAGTCCGAGGGATTGCTCCAGTTCGCCGGTGGAACTGGAGGGGTACTGCGTATTCCTGCCGACCACGGCGCTGAGATTATCACACACCGCATCCAGTGCCACCTCGCCTCCTGCCTCCAGTACACGGGGCAGGATTTCATCAGCCTTATCTGCCAGCCGAGAAACCTTCATCAAAAAGTCCTCCGGCATCTTAAATTCTGCTCTTGCCATATCGTTCACCTCAATTCCCGGACGGTTCTAATTTCTCTGCCAGTACCTCAAGGTACATCCCGCGCCCGCGCACATTTTCCACGCTGGTAATCCGAAAGCGCTCCTCACCGCACCCGATCTGCAGGGAGGCAGTGACATTGATACCGGGAATCACCCGGAAACGAAAGAGGCTGGTTGCCGCAGACCACACGGCGCGGTTTGCCCATCGTTCGTTGCCGTGGCGCTCCTCACGGTAGGCGCGGACATTTGCCAGCACAGTTTCCGTGGAAACGGCAAAACCCTCCGCATCCTTGCCCTGTGTAACCTGAATGATTTGGATGGGCGTGTTCATTTTTCCAAAACTCATGTTCACACCTTCCAGTCCCGGCCGAGCCGCAAGAGCATATTCACCGTGTTCCATACTTGCTGCCCGGCTTGAACGCTGTCGGCGAAAAAGCCGCCGGTCAAACCGTCGCGGGATTCGTAAAAATGGGAAGTCAACATGATAACCGCCTGTTCCGTGGTGGGCGGGAAGCGTGACGCTTCACCCGATTCGCCTTCGGCGGCGCTTCCAGAGTAGTATCCTGCGGGCAGGTGCTGAAAACTCTCGGCATAGGCGGTAGCCGCCGCCAGAAAGCGTTCCAGCAGCGCGTCATCCTCATTATGGGTGAGAATCAGGTTCTCTTTGACTTTTTCAAGCAGACTCATACTACCGCCACATCTCCTATGCCTTCTGCTGAAGCACCTTGACGGCTTCCGGCAGAATCAGTTTTTCATCCACGCGCTGGGTAGCGATAAAGCCGATCTGCCCGGTGGTGGCAAACAGTTCATTCAGGCGCTTGAAAATCCGTCCCTGACGGTCGGCAATCCAGTAGTATGAAAAATCACCGAACGCGACGGTTTTGGCGCTTGCCGCAATCGTGGGCATGAATGCGGAGGTATACAGCGGTTTGCCGAGCAGGGTATCCGGCGCTCCTTCCCGAACGGAGGGCTGCCAGAGATATTGCCCCTGTCCGTCTTTCAGCTTGCGGAGCGTTTTGACTGTGGTATCGCCGGTGATAAACACCGCTTTGTTGCGGTAGGGGGATTTCAGGCTGTGGTACAAATCGATCATTTCATCCATCGTGATGGCGGTATCGGATGCCGCTGTCACGCCTACCTGTGCGCCGCCGGTCGCCTTGAGAATGCCGGTGGGCTTGCCGGAGCCGTCGCCGGTCAGGAAGGCTTCTTCTTCCTTTACGCCGATACGGCGGGCAAATTCGCGGGCAATATAGCTTTCAAGATCAAATGCGGAATCGTTCATCAACTCGTCGCTGACCTTCATCATAGTGGCAAGTTTGAACGCACCTAAAGTTACCTGTGTGAAGCTGTCGTCGCTGTCGGTGATTTCGCCGCCTTCATCCACCCAGCTGGCAGTACCTTTGGTAGCCACCACAGGGATTTTGCGTTCGCCGCTGCTCGTCTGAATGATGCGGGCAATCTGACGGAAAATGTTCTGTTCCTCCAGCGCTTCGATGAGGGTGCGTTCAAATTCGTCCGGGACGAGATAACCGCCCTCGGAATCCTCACCGATCTGAAGGGTGCCCGAAATCTTGCGACCGCGCATGGCGTTCCAGAATGCGGTTTTGTACTCATCCGAGGCTTTGCCGGACTTTCCGGGGCTGTTTGTCAGCGGCTGTGAGGTGGGCATGGCAAGTTCCCGGTCAATTGCCTGCCCACGCTCCAGCCGTTCGATCTCTTTGCCTAAATCCACAACCTCCGCTTCCATTTTGTCGTAGGCGGAGGCATCCTCGGCGGTCAGCATATCGTTCGCGCCGCGCTTGCTGTCCAGAAACGCTTTTGCTGCCTCCCATGCCTTGGCTCTTTTGTCGCGCAGTTCAATGATTTTGCTCATGGTCATCAAATCCTCCCATTTTTTGATTGATTGAATAAGGGTATTTAATACAGCGTAGGGTACGACGCCCGGCGATTCCGGCGGGTGAGTCGTGAATTTTTCCAGCAGGGAGTTCATCACCGCCATGCGGGAAAAGGCATAACCCTCGCGTCCTTTTCGGTTCTTTTTCGGCTCGGCATCCTCATACAGAATGCCATTCGCAAAGCCCAGCTCCACCGCCTTGTTCGCGTCCATCCAAAATTCCGTGTTCATCATTTCGGACAGGGCATCGCGGGACTGTTTGGTCTTGATTTCATATGCGTTGATGATGGATTCCTTGACCTCATCCAGCATCCGTTTGGCGCGGAGCATTTCCTCACTGTCGCCGATGGCAATGGTGGCGGGATTATGGATCATCATATTGGCAACCGGGGACATATACACCGCATCGCCGGACATGGCAACCACGGAAGCGGCGGAGGCGGCGATACCGTCGATTTTCACGGTGACCTTCCCGGCGTATTCCATGAGCATATTGTAGATCTGCGCGGCGGCAAACACATCCCCGCCGGGCGAGTTAATCCAGACCGTGATATCGCCGCTGCCGGATTCCAGTTCATCCCGGAACAGCTTCGGCGTGATTTCATCGCCCCACCATGTTTCATCTGAGATTGCACCGTCGAGGAACAGGGTGTGCCCCTCGCTGTCCGTCTGGGAAAAGTTCCAGAATTTCCTCATTTCTTATCACCTCCGTTTTTACCGTATGCCGCACCGACATCGGCAAGTTTTACCATGTTGCCGTTGACCATGTAGTTGTTGCCGCCCTCCTCATCGGGGATTTCATTGAAGTTCTCAAGCCGCCGCACATCGTTGGGACTCATAAAACCGTTCTGAATACCGATGGCATAGCCCTTCATGCGGGTTTCGTAATCGCCCCGGAGCAAACCGTCCAGATTGAATTTGAGGAACACCGCATCTTTTTCGGAGGGCAGGATAAGGGCTTGATGCATGGACTGCTCCCAGCGCACTACCCAAGGATCGAGGGTGTATTTTACAAATTCCAAAGATTGCTGTTCAATGTTGCTGAACGATGATTTTTCCAGATCGCCGATCATGTGCGGCGAGATGCGGAAAATCCGGGCGATTTCGTTCAGCTGAAACTTGCGCGTTTCCAAAAACTGCGCCTGTTCGGGCGGGATACTCACTTGATGGAATTTGAGTCCGTCCTCCAGCACAGCTACCTTGCCGGAGTTCTTCGCTCCTTTATACAGCGCTTCCCATGAGTCCCGGATGCCGCCCGGATTTTTAATCGTACCGGGATGCTCCAGAATACCTCCGGGGTTCGCCCCGTTGGCAAAAAAGCTGGCTCCGTAATCCTCGGTAGCAATCGCCATACCCACCGCGTTTCTGGCGAGGGCAATGGGCGAGTATCCCACCAGCCCGTCATAACTCAGTCCCGGAATGTGCAGGACATCCTCTTTGGAAAGTACCACGCCGCCGCTTTTCTCATGAGGGCGGCTCTCGTTCTTATCACGCCAGTAGGTGTAATAAATCTGTCCGTTTTCGTTCCGGCTGACATCCATTTTGCTCGGAAGCAGCGGATACAGCGCCCGCACCCGACCGCCGCCGTCCCGGATGATCTGCGCGTAGGCGTTGCCCCACAAAAGCAAATGGCTCATGAGTGTTTCCCGAAACACGAAACTGGTCATTTCAGTGTTCGGCGCGTTGTGCAGGATGTTATACAGATGATGCTCCGGGGTGATCCGTGAGCCGTTTTGTTCATAACGGTATACATGGAGGGGCAGACAGGCGACTGCCTCCGAAATCACCCTTACACAGGAATAAACCGCCGCCGTTTGCATGGCAGTGGTTTCATTTACATATGCGCCGGAGGTTGAACCGCCCCAGAATATACTCCGGCTTGTGGAGAGCCTGTTTTTAGGATTCTCTTTTTTGAACCGTGAAAATATACCCATGCCAAGCCCCCTCACTTGCTGTAATAATACCCATCCGGATGGTTTGGATCGATGATGAGCATTCCGCGCTCGTCATATGCACCATGATTTTCACCGCGAATGGCTCTGTCGAGCGCCATAATCAGCGCGACCGCGCCGTCGATGCGCTCTGTTGCTTTTTGCTTATTCGGCTTGATGTTACCAGCAGCGTCGGTGCTGACATATAAATTGTCTGCCATCCAGCGCAGAGGCGGGTTTCCTGCGTGGGCGATCTTACGCTCCAACACCAGCCGCATGAGTTCTTTGGTCGCGGGACTCATATCCTTAAAGCCCTGACCGAAGGGGATGACGGTAAATCCAGCGTTTTCAAGATTCTGAGTCATCTCCCAAGCGCCCCAGCGGTCAAAGGCGATTTCTTTAATGTTATACTTTTTGCCGAGTTCCTCAATGTGTTTCTCAACGAAGGAGTAATGGATTACATCGCCCTCGGTGGTATTGAGGAAGCCCTGCGCCTTCCACATATCATAAGGTACATGGTCGCGGCGTACCCTTGTTTCAAGGCACTCGTCGGGTATCCAGAAAAATGGAAGGACAATATATTTATCCTCTTCATCCTCCGGCGGGAACACCAGCACAAACGCCGTGATATCCGTGGTGCTGGATAAGTCCAAGCCGCCGTAGCACACCCGGTTTTCAAGGGATTTTGTGTCGAATTGAAAGTCGCATCCGTCCCATTTCTCCATGTTCATCCAACGTACCGACTGCTTTACCCATTGATTCAAGCGCAGCTGACGAAAGATGTTCTCGTTGACGGGATTCAGCTTGGCATCCTCATATGCGTTCCGCATGGTTTCCATCGTGACAGTGATGCCGAGGGAGGGATTGACTCTGCGCCACACATCCTCAGAAGTCCAGTCATCATCATCGGCAGCGGAGTATATAACAGGATAAAAGGTCGGGTCGATTTTCCTGCCTTGCAGAACATCCTCGGCTTTTTAGTGCATCTCCCAGCAGATGGAGTTTCTGTCCACACCGGCTGTGGTGATAATGAAATGCAGGGGCTGTTCTCTGGCATCGCCCGAACCCTTGGTCATAACGTCGAAAAGCCGTCTGTCCGGCAGGGCGTGTAATTCATCAAAAATCACGCCGTGGGCGTTCAAACCATGCTTGGTGTACGCATCCGCAGAGAGTACCTGATAAAAACTGTCAAGGGGCGTGAAGGTCATGCGCTTCTGCGCGATGTTGAGGTTCATAAATTTCTTAAAAGCCGGAAACTGGTCGATCATATGAACCGCCACATCGAAAACGATGCTCGCCTGACTGCGGTCTGACGCACAGCCGTAAATTTCCCCGCCGCGTTCCGCGTCCGTACAGGTCAGCAAGAGCGCCACCGCCGCCGCAAGCTCCGACTTGCCCTGCTTTTTCGGAATTTCCACATAGGCGGTGCGGAATTGACGGCACTCGTCATGGCGGCGCACGATGCCGAACAGGTCGCGTATAATCTGCTCCTGCCAGTCTATGAGATCGAAAGGTTCGCCGTACCAGCGCCACTTGGTGTGGCGCAGATTGTTGACAAAGAACACCGCCGAGTCAGCGAACCGAGACTTATATATTGAGCCCTCCGCTTTGAAACGGGAGGGTTTGAAATTTTTTAGACTGCGTAATTCTTCCACATAGTCACCTCCGACAGCAAAGCCGGGAGTCCATCTGAACTCCCGGCAGACTCACTCACAAATATATGACTGAAAATGGGTTTATAGAAATTGTCCATCGTGTTTTGTTGCTGTTTTCGAGTCTATTCGCCGCGCAAGATAAAATGAATATATGCGGTGGGGTCGTCCTCGATGAAACTTACTAAGGCAAAGAAGCCTTTTTCATAGGCAAACTGCTGGACGGTCGTAATGTCAAACATATTCGTTTGCCCCTCGGCGCGTATTTCCAAAATCTGCGATTTGATTTCTTCTGTGAACACGCCGACGATTTTGAATTGGTCGACACCCGGGATCAAATTCAAACTTGAACCCGCATCCCACCGGCACAGGATATGCCCGGCATCGTCCACGCCGCGCACCGTCGCCCGGTCTCCGGCGTTCTGCTTGGCGTAGGGATCTTGCATCGGGGCGGTCAACAGGGCGCGCGTACCGGGCGGGTATTGCGCCCGCAGGCGCAGCACTTCGGAATGGGAGGGAAAGCTATTCATCGCCCTGCACCTCGCCTTCTGCAAACAGCAGAGGCTTCCTCTGTCGAAATCTCTTTCTCCGGCTTGCCGTGCCGCCACGCGCTGTTGCCGCCTAAAAACTCACCCATAATTTTGCGCAGATATTTGTACTCCGCACCTACGCAGCCAAGCCCGATAAGCCACACCCGCATGGCGAATTTCTCATTTTCAAAGCCGTCCTGTGCTTTGGCGGTAACGCGTTTTTTCTCTTTTGCCGTCGTGCAAAGAACGGCGATAAGCTGGGCGTAGGCATTGGTGCGCTCCGAATCCTCCGTCAGAGGAAACCATGGGAAGCAAATTCTGTCCTCCAAAACCTGAATGGGCAGGTCATCCGTGCCAAGCGCCGCCATCAGCAGATTTTCTTTCGCCTTGACCATTTTACAAAGATTTTCAATGCTGTCCGGGGTAAAACCGTCAAGCGGTATTTCAATGGCAAGCCGGTCTGACTGGGGTTCGGCGATCACTGCTGCCTCTGGTTCAAAGCCTCGCGTGGCGAGTTCTGTGAAAAGGGTTTGGTTGTATTCGCCGGTGACCGTGCCATTCTTGTCGATGGTGTAATTGCCGATTTCGTATGCAAAAGTCGGTGCGCCGAGGTACTTGGTCGACGTGTTCAAAATCCCACTGATAGCGCCCACCAGCTTTTTGCGCTCTGTTCCTGTTACATTAAAATTGAATTCCTGCATAGCAAATGCCTCCTGAAAAAAGTGATTTGTGCGTTTCCGCAGTTACATTAATCACTCTTTTCGGCTGTAATAGCAAGTCATAAAACTACCCAATCCTGATACCATAAATCTATAATAGCGCGGTTATTTTTGTTCGGGGACAAACACTCGGACAGGGATACCGCGCTTTTTGCAGTTGTCAATAACAAACCTAGTTCCCCGGCTTTTGCCATCCCAGAATGCAAGCACCAAATCGCTGTACTCTATAATTGTGATATTTCGTTTCAAGGGTGCTGACCGCCCGTATGTATTATACTGCGGCAAAAACTCCGTCAATTTTATGCTATGCGCTAAAGCGTATTCTCTCGCACATGTATCAATTCCTATCGCACCTCCGGACACAATCTCAGTGGTTTCAACAGGAAGATATCTTTCCAAATTCTCTACTTTTAATCCCCGTGAACCTATTATTGCAACTTTCACAGCTTTGTACCTCCAAAAAATATTAAGAACCCATAGTAGGTTCATCTTAACATCATAGCACAAAAAGAACTTAAAATGAACCTATAACGAATTCAAATTGGAGGTAAATATGAAAAAAGATATTAAACATCTCTCATTGAGAATTGATTCTGAATTGCTTAGCCAATTCCAGTATGTAGCAAAATATGATGACCGTTCTTTAAACTGGCTGCTGTTGTCGCTGGTAAAGAAGTCTATCGCAGAGTTTGAAGAAACTCATGGTAAAATCCCAAAAAAAGGTGAAGATTAAATACCTATTTCGGAGTACATGAATTTTTCATCTTTCCGCTGAAGAAACACACCTTCATCACTTTTTAGGAATTCAATAAAACGCTTTACAATCACATCCGCATATTTCGGATCAAGCTCCATCGTGCGGCATACGCGCTCGGTTTGCTCCGCCGCCAAGAGGGTAGTTCCCGAACCGCCGAATAAATCCAAAACCGTGTCGCCGATATGGCTGCTGTTGCTGATTGCCCGCGCCGCCAGCGAAATCGGCTTCATGGTCGGGTGATCCTCCGATTTTTTCGGGCGGTCGATCTGCCAAAGGTCGCTCTGCTGTCGGTCTTGCAAAGGGCAGAGTCGTTTTTCACCCTCCAGCCAGCCGTACCAAATCGGCTCATATTGGGTGTGATAATCTTTCCGGGAGAGAACAAGTGAGTCCTTCGCCCAGATAATTGTACTGCTCCAGTGATACTCGGCTTCTTTCATAGCAGTCATTACCGATCCCCATTCCTGAGCCGACATCACCACATAGGTCATCGCTCCCGGCTCCGAAACACCAGCCATCGCCTTAAACGCGGCAAGCAGAAACTTATGAAAATCCTCTGCGGACATTTTGTCATTGAGAATCTGGCGATTTTTCCAAGAGGGGTGTGTACTGCCGCCGTAGTCTACATTCCAAGGCGGGTCGGTAAACACCATCTTTGCCTTTGAGTGATCCATCAGCTTTGCAACGTCGGCAATATCGGTGGAATCCCCGCACATCAGGCGGTGTTTTCCCAGCAGCCATATATCTCCCTGCCGTGTAAGCGGTTCGGTAATCCGTGCGGCTTCCGCTTCTGCATCAAAATCGTCCTCGATAATTTTTCCGTCCTCACGGCTCAATTTCTGAAACAACTTATCGATCTCCGGGGCTTCAAACCCTGTAATATCAAGGGAGATGCCGTATTGCTCGATGTCCCTGAAAACTTCTGCCAGCTTCGCAGTATCCCAATCGCCTGAAATTTTATTGAGCGCAATGTTCAGTGCCTTTTCCCGCGCCTCGTCCATATCCACAACGACGCAGTCGATTTCCGCAAAACCCAGCTGTTTGAGCACCTTGAACCGCTGATGACCGCCGACGATATTGCCGGTGCGTTTATTCCAGATAATCGGCTCAACGTAGCCGAATTCCTCCACCGAACGCAGCAGTTTTTCATATTCCGGGTCACCCGGCTGTAAATCTTTGCGCGGATTATATTTCGCCGGACTGAGTTTCTCAATCGGGATTTTTTGTATTTACATAGAATCCATCGGGCGGATCTCCTTTCGGTTTCGCTTTACGCTGGCGACCGCCAATGATAATTGCCATCAGGTCTTGCTCCGGATTTGTCACCAAACGCTCGCAATTCCGCGATACGATATCCCAGATCGGCTCCCATGTCGCCAGCACATTTTTTTGCATCTTCAGCATCGCCTCGGCAAAGTCGGTGATTTCAAAGGTCTCACCGCCGCCCTTTTTCGTTCCCTTATCCGCTTTTGTAACCGTTGCCGTTCTGCCAAGTTCATACTGCGCGTGAAGCAGATGGTATTTCGCCATGGCATAGTCGGCAATCAGCGACACCGGGATCAAATTTAAGCAGTCGGTCGGCTCAATATATTGAATGGTTTCGGTATATAGCGCGGTCGGCGTGGGGATTCCGGGGCGCTGATCCTGCTCACGCTTTTCCATCACACGCAGATAATCGGGAGGTTGGCGAGGATCAATGCCGCCATTCCCAGCAAACTCAAGTTTTTTCAAAGGGCGGTGTCCCGGATTTCCCTCTGCCAGTTTCTCGGCAAGCGGCTTCGGTTTGCGCCCTGCGCCTTTACGCGCTCCGCCTCGCGGCATAATCATCCCCCCTTATGAAAAATACGGTAATATTATTCTATGCACCCGGTTTGTTTTTCTTGACACTCATCTGCGATTTTTCGACAGGTTGTCCGTCGTTTTTTGCTTGTCCCGACAGTCTGCACCGCCTTTTTCTCCTCCAAAATCCGTGATTTCACAGAGGTTTTCCGGGCAAAACGAATGAAAAAAGCTGTGTTCAATGAAAACAATCAAAAAACGCTTTGAATAGGCATGACGAAAGCCCGCAAACGCAGTGTTTACGGGCTTTTTAGAATGTTTTGAAATCGCGGATTTTTTGTACGACACCCTGCCGCGCTACACAGGACAAAGGGCGCAGAGATTAAGACCGCCCCTCCCGGTTGGTTTCGGTAATAGTGATTGCAGAGTGGCAGGGCTTGCAGAGCGCCTGAAGGTTGGACTCATCATTCGAGCCGCCTTTCTGGAGGGGGATTTTGTGGTGGACTTCGGTTGCAGGAACATAGCGACCGGCTTCAAGGCAAAGCTCGCAGACCGGATGCTTTTGGATGTACAGGTTGCGGATCGCCACCCATCGGCGACCGTAAAGTTTACGGTCAGTCGGACGGTGGTACTGGTTATATTCGCGGGAAGCGATGGTCTTATGGTCAGGACAATAGCGCTCGGTCGTAAGCTGAGGACAGCCGGGATAGGCACAGGGATGAGGGGCTTTGGGTGGCATGGCGATAACCTCCTTATGGACGTGCATGAGCGGAATAACAGAAAATTCCGCTCCATATATACTTTTTATCTTATTACGCTGTTTACTCTTGCGAACCATATGACATAATGGGTTGCGCCGACTCGCTCATTCCGCTCAAACCCCGATAGAATCTGGCGAAATCCGCTCCGGGTTCCGCTCGGGAGCCGCTCACAGCAGCCGGATGCCGCGCCATGTGCGGCGGCGGGTGACGGCTTCGCTGCCGCGAGACACACCGCTGACACCCTCAAGTTCGTTGTTGAAACGTTTCTGGGAGACAGGCTTTGATCCGACGGTTGAGCAGTATTCGTGATATGCGTTGTACAACTCCTCCCGCAAAACCTCGCTGCCGGGGTCGAGTATGCAGCATTCCTCCACAAACGCCAAGGTGCTGCTGTTGTCGGCTTTATAGCTGGCAAGCTCGGCGCGGGTGCGCTCGGTCTCGGTGAACTTCCATTTGCGCTCCATCAATCTTTTCAAGCCGATCATCGCCCATGCAATAATACCGTCTTTCTCCAGCAGGAGTTTTTCCTTGAGGTTGCCGTCCTTTTTATCCTCAGGTATGGTGTGATCGAAGCGTATCAGAATCAGCCGCCGGTAGAAGCCGTCGCTGCGGTCGCTGTAATTCTTGGGGATATTGTTGCAGGAAAACAAGAGCCGCGCAAACGGCTTGAACGAAAAATACTCCTTAAACTTGTGCTGTGCAGAGATATAGTCCTCACCGGTGATCGCCTTGAACGTACCCGTGTCGCGGATATCACTGGTGGGCAGGTCAGCGAAAATGTTCGCCAGCTTACCGAAAAGCTGAACCGTTGCGAATTTTTCGTCCAACTCCTGCTACGTCAGGTTTGATACATTTTCCTGCCGCAGAAGCAAATCCTGTACCACATATAAAAGTGTGGATTTGCCGCTGTCCGGCTTGCCTACCATGACAAAAGACTTCTGTGCCTTGTTAATCGGAACAAGGAAATAGCCGAGGATTTCCTGTATCAGCGGGATTTCGGACTCCGGCAGAACATCGTTTAAGTACCATAGGAACGTGGGACATTTGGCTTCTGAGTCGTATTTGCCGCCGAGCCGTATGGTGCTAAGGATTTTTGGATCATGGGAAGCAAGTTCATCGGTTTGCAGATTATACAGCCCATTCTCGAAATTGAGCAGATATGGATTGATGTTAATCTCTCGGGTGGTTTTATCAATCAGAATCTGCCACTGGAATTCGGCGTCGCGGATGTCGGCGGCGAGGGCATATCGGCTGTTCATGAACGAACGTACCTTACGTTGGGCAGCTTTGTCGTTTTTTGCGTTGTATACGCTGTTTTCATACATATAGTAGCTGTCGGCGCAGTAAATAACATCTTCATTTTCGGCGAGATAATCCGCCAAAACACCGGGCAAAAACTTCAGGTTGCCCTGTTTGGATATTTCGTACCACGGTGAAATTTCACCGCCCGATTTTAACTTTCGCGCTTCCTGCGAGGAAGAAAACGCATTGTACAGTTCTTTTTGAAGTGTAACCAGTTGTTTTAAATCGGCGGCTTTAAATCCGAATTTCACCTTGATTTCGGATGTGATAAAAGTTTCCGCAAGCCCGGTATCCCAGTTGTACAGATAATCACTGACAAACTGCCGTGCCGTAGAAACATCGTCTACGGCATTGCCCTTGATTTTGCATTTTGCCAGCAACTTGCGGACACTATCGGTATCGATTGCAAAATATGCAAGCCCTGCGGGAGCTTTTGCTTTGCAGCTGCCATCCGACATTTTGGGGCATATAAAGCCCTGTTCACCGATACGGCGGCAAGTGATCGGCTTCGTGCCGGATTTGTGAAAATGGTCAATTTTGCTCTGCGTCTGCTCAAAGCTGTATTTGGGATAGGGTTTTGAAAGCTGATGAATCGCGTTTTCTCCGCCCTCGAACAATGCCAGATTGGTGATCATTGCGTACCAAAGCGGCTCACTGAGCGTTTTGGCATTCCGTTTGCAATACTGAAGAAACATACAGCGTCTGCCCGTGGTAACAAGCCCCTTTTGTGAACCACGTTCTTTGATGGGTGACGGTGCAGTTCCGGGTGGCGCGTGTTCGTCGGGGATAGCCGGCAGGACGGCTTCAAGTTCCTTTTGTGTGTAGCGGATTTCAGGATTAAACTTGATGCACTCTACCAAAACCGGCTCTTCCTTGCAGTGAAAAAAGCCCGGCAGACGAAAAACCCGGCTCTCATTCACACAAGCCGGGTCTGCTCCGAAATGGGTGATCAACTTTTTCTGAACCGTTCGGAATCGTTCCGGCATCGCCTTTTTCATCAGCCAGTAGCAATGCAGGGATTTTCGGGTTTTGACAATTAGCGACGGTTCAAGCGGAAATGCCTGTATCTTGGCAAGCTGCGCATCCAGCGGCAGATCATCGCACTCCATAAACTGGGCGTTGATGCGTATGATCTGATTATCCTCGTGACCGCCGAAATTGATGACAAAATAGATTCCGCGCCCCTGCTCATTGTGCTTTTGCAGGGTTTCGGCAATACCGTCGAATCGCCCGGCTTTCACCTCCAACTTCTGCCCGGCGAATGCGCTGTCCGGTTTATCGCTGAAAATACGGAGGCACACGGTCTCCGATGGTTCAAAAAATGCGCCTAAAAACTCCGCCGGGGAGATGGGTAAACCATTCAAATTGTAATCAGACAAATTCGCTCACCTCCAGTTCATGTAGTTCGCCGAAGCGATGACCTGCGGCGGCTTCTGCGATTATTGGCACAGAAAACGCTTCAAAAGGCTGTGTTTCCATGCAGTTTTTGATGAAAGTAACGGCGTTTTTAAGCTGATTTTCGGGCAGTTCAAAGACCAATTCGTCGTGAATTTGAAGCAAAGGCATCAGCCATGGGCGCGCGGGCAAACCTTCCAGTATGCGCCCAAGAGCAAGTTTCAGGATATCCGCCGCTGTACCCTGAATCGGAGTGTTCATCGCCACGCGCTCGGCAAAGGATTTTTTATTCCAATTGGGCGATGCAATCTCCGGGACATTGCGCCGTCTGCCCAGCCATGTTTCTGTATATTTGTGGAATCCGGCGCGGGTTTTCACTTCCTCCTGCCAGCGGGAAAGGTGGGGATACCCGATCTTCAGGTTTCGTATAATGGCTTCACACTCGGAAAGTGGCACATCCAAACCGGCTTTGAATTTCAGCGTTTTCTGCAGCCCTTTTGGAAACAGCCCGAAAAACGTGCCGAAGTTACAGTTCTTGGCGATGGTACGCCGCTCTTTATAGTTCGGCGCATTTTTATCTGCCACCTCGGAAAGCGGGATTTTATAGATAACCGCCGTGGTCAGAGCATGGATATCCCCGCCAGAACGGTAAGTTTCCAGCATCTTTTCATCCTTGCAGTAAAAAGCACCGACGCGCAGTTCTATTTGGGAAAAGTCCAGTGACAGCAGGATTTTTCCCTCCGGTGCGGTGATGAAATTACGAATACCGATGTCATCCGCACCAGCGCGGGGCATATTCTGACAGTTTGGATTTTTTGACGCGAAGCGCCCGGTTTCGGTTGCGAGTGGAAGTAAATCCGGGTGCAGTCGTCCGGTTGCGCTGTTGATATATTTCATGTAGCCGTCTATATATGTACCCTTAATTTTGCCCCAGCGGCGGTATTCCTGAACCAATCCAAATAGTTCAGTCAGTTCCGGACGGTTGACGGCACACCATTCTTTTAGCAGAATGATCACCTCGTCATCGAGGGCATCCTGCTCCTTGGCGGTCAGCTTCATTTTAGGCAATTTCAGCGTATCGAACAAGTATCGCTTGAACGCGGCGGTGCTGGCATTTGCGCCAATGCTAATGTCACCGATGATGAAAGCAATCTTGCCTTTCAGTTCTACCAGTTTTTTCTCTGCTTCAGCGCGTTTTTGTTCCATGAGGTCACGGTCGATCGGTAGACCGTTATACCGCATAATCCCTACATATACAGCGGTGGGCGACTCCACCTTTTCTACGATTAAACGGTGTTTGGGCAGGAAACGGTCAAACCAGCCATTTAACAAATGATACAGCCGCAGAGCGTAATCTGCATCGGCACAGGCATAGTGAACGGTTTTCTCAGACTGCGGGTCGAGTTCATCAAAATGAAGTCCTCCCACAGTTTCTGCATACGATGGCAGCGGCTCATGAAAATATTCCGGCACAAGGGTTTTCAATCCGCAGTCGCCGAGGGAGCGGAATTCCTTTTCATTTTTATATACCAACTGTGCTGCAGCGATGGTATCATACACCGGCGCCTGAATCACGATGCCCCGCGCATAGAGAAATTGGCTCTCAAAGGCGAGGTTGTGGGCAATCTTGGTGATGGAGGTGCTGGCGAAAAATTCAGCAAGCCACGCCCAGATTTCTGTCGATTCTTCGACATTTCTACCTATACGATGAGCAATGGGCAGATATACGCCGCTGCCCTCGGCAACCGAGAAACTGATCCCGACAATATGGGACTTGTGGGCATCCAATGCAGCTTTATCTTCGTTTCTGTATTTTTCGTCCGGCGCGGTTTCAAAGTCAAAAGCGACGACGGGTGCGTCGGACAGATAGGTTTGTAATAGCTGTAGGGTATAAATGGGTTTGTACAATATGATTCGCCTCCTTTGACACAATGCCTAAGTATATTCATATGACAAAGGAAGTGTGAAAAAATGTTGTCCGCACATTTTGGCATTTAAGAGCATAAATTTGGAGCTGTCTATTGACATTCGCTATAGCTTACGCTATAATATACTATATAGAACTATATGGAGGGGGATTGAAATGCCCATCGACGAAATTCTAAAAATGATCCGAAAAGAAATGAATATTTCGCAAGAAACGCTTGCGCGTGATTTGAATGTTAGTTACACAACGCTAAATCGCTGGGAGAACAATAAATCCAAACCGAGCCGTTTGGCAAGCCTTCAGATCAAAGATTATTGCATTCAAAAAGGAATATCAAAAGATATTATTGATATGTTAAGCCGTATCTAAATTACTACAATAACAGACAGGAGCGTTTTTATGATAGATGTTAATTCACCATTGTATCCTATGATTAATCAACTATATGAAGCTGATTGCTTAGAATGCATGAAAGATATACCAGATGGGGCAATAGATATGATTTTATGTGATTTGCCTTATGGTATGACACAAAATCAATGGGATTGCTACATCCCGCTTGATTTGCTTTGGGAGCAGTATACTCGGATAATTAAACCCAATGGTGCTATAGTATTGACTTCACAAGGAGTTTTTACT